AAGTGGTAAACATACTTGGAATGAGAAAGACCAATCTTGGGATGAGGTTGAGTAAACTCACCTAAAAAATTTAATTTAATAATTCCTTCTGTACATCTAACACACAATCCTTATAAATAGAAGGAAGAAGGAGAATGTGTACAGATGGCGACAATTTCAAATATATTCATTAACCAACATGCTGACTTTAGTACAACTGTAACTATATCAGACAGCAATGGTTCGGCACTTGACTTAACTAGTTTCAATGCAATTGCACAACTTCGTAAAACTTACGAATCTGCAACTGCGACTAGTTTTACAACCACATTTGATTCTGACAGAACAACTGGCAAAATCACAATCTCCCTCACTGATACTCAAACTGGCGCTCTTGATTCTGGACGGTATGTCTATGATTTACTTATCACTGGTGTTTCCAATGATAAAACAAGAGTGGTTGAAGGTATTGCTACTGTTAACCCAAGCGTGTCGAGGTAAAAAATGTCAATAAGTGCAAAAGTAAATACTTCAAGTACAATACAAGGTTCGGTTTCACAAGGAAACCAACCACAAGTAACTCGTGTTACAGTTCCAGGCCCTAAAGGTGATTCGGGTGCAGCTGGTGGTTCATTAGTAGAACTATCAGATGTTGACGCATCATCTGTTTCGGATGGAGCATTGATACAATATGATGGTGGAACTGAGAAATTTGTTATAACGAATGTAGTAGAAACTGATACGGGCACAATACGTCTGAACGGTGGAACTTTTTAATATAAACTTAACAAGGTAGAAAAATAATGTCAACAATTATTCAAATCAAACGTACCACTACGGCAAATCTACCATCTACGTTAGAACAAGGCGAGTTTTCGTACATCTACGATACTGGTTCAACTGACACAGATGCAGGCGGTAATGGTGGCAGACTGTTTATCGGTGACCCAACATCGAATTCAAACACTCCATTAAAGATTGGTGGTAAATATTACACCGACTTGATGGATCATGCTCACGGTACTCTTACTGCAAGTACAGCAGTACTCGTAGACTCAAACAAAAAAATTAATGAGTGGTTTGTAGATAACCTCAAACTTGATGGTAACGCAATCACTTCAACGGATACAAATGGCGACATCACTGTAACTCCGAATGGTACTGGTAAATCCATTATCACAAACATTTACACAGATGCAAGTACATCTCTTCAAGAATATATTGAAGATATCTCTGGTGGTTCTGTAACCGCTGGTGAAGGTATTGATGTTACTTACGATGATGCAGCTGGAACAACTACAATTGCTGGTGAAGATGCAACAGCCTCTAATAAAGGTATTGCGTCATTTGACAGTGGCGACTTTGGTGTAGCAAGTGGTGCGGTTACATTAAATGATGCTGTTGTTAAAACAGTGACATCTGATTCTGGTGCAATGACACCATCTTCACATGGATTCTCAATCCTTGGTGGAGAGGGAATGGATGTTACTCACTCTGGTACAACAATTACTGTTGCTGGTGAAGATGCATCTACAACTAATAAAGGTGTAGCATCTTTTGCAACGGCAGACTTCGCAGTATCAAGTGGTGCAGTAACTATTAAAGCAGGTGGAGTATCAAATGCTCAACTTGTAAACGATGGTATTACAATCGGTTCTGATGATACATCACTTGGTGGTACAATCACAGACTTAAACGGATTGACTTCTGTAGATGTAGATAACCTTACTTTAGACGGTAATACAGTTTCATCTACAAACTCTAATGGTGATATCAATCTAACGCCAAACGGTACAGGAACAGTTATTGTCCCATCTGGTTATGAGGGACGTTCTGGTTTCAGTACACAGTCACTTGTAAACAAAGCATATGTTGATAGTGTTGCAAACGGACTTGATGTTAAAGCATCAGTAAGAGTTGCTACTACAGCAAACCTTGCTGGTACATATAACAATGGGAATGGTACAATCACTGCATCTTCAAACGGTGCAATTTCAATTGACGGTGTATCGCTTACTACAAATGATAGAGTACTTGTTAAAGACCAATCAACTGCAACACAAAACGGTTTCTATAAAGTAACAACTGTCGGTTCTGGTGGAGCAGCATTTGTTCTTACAAGAACACCAGATGCTGATGAAGCATCTGAAGTAACAGGTGGTGCATTTACTTTCGTTGAAGAAGGTACTGCAAACGCAGATAACGGATATGTTGCAACACACAATGGAACACCAACACTTGGAACTACAAACATTACGTTTGAACAGTTCTCTGGTGCTGGACAAATTGCAGCTGGTGCTGGTTTAACTAAAACTGGTAACACAATTGATGTTCAAGTGGACGATAGTTCTATTGAAATCTCTGGTGATACTCTACAAGTTAAAGCACTTGGAGTCACTAACGCTATGTTGGCTGGTTCAATTGCAAATGCAAAACTTTCAAACAGTTCTGTTACTATCAACTCCCAAGCAATTGCATTAGGTGGTTCACACACATTTGACACTGATGCTTTCGCAGAAGGTACTAATAAGTTCTACACAGATGAAAGAGTTGACGACAGAATCAACGCATTGTTTGTTGCTGGTGAAGGTATTGATTTGACATATGATGATTCAAACAATACATTTACTGTAGACGCAGAACTTGCTACTGCAACTAATAAAGGTGTAGCATCTTTTGCCGCGGCAAACTTTACAGTATCAAGTGGAGCAGTTACCGTTACTGGTATTGATGGTGGCACTTATTCATAAAGGATAGGGTTACAATATGTCAACCGTAATAAAACTTAAAAAAAGTGAAACAGCATTATCCAAACCCTCTACTAGTGACCTAGTAGCGGGCGAGGTTGCAATAAATGCTCTTGACCAAAGAATCTTTGTTCGTGATAGTAATAGTAAGATTATTACTATCGGTGAAGCAGGCGGTAAGAGACACGAAAGTGCAACTGTTGAACATGTAGTTACGGTTGCTACTAAAACAAGCAAACACAGATATAATGGAACTGGTTCGTCAAGTGGTTATAAGATTGACGGTACATTTTCTCCTACTTTGGAGTTGGTGCCTGGCAATACATACAAATTTGACCAAGCAGATTCATCTAACTCTGGACACCCTCTTCGTTTTTATTACGAATCAAATAAAACAACTTCCTTTACTACTGGCGTAACAACATCTGGTACGCCTGGCAGTTCTGGTGCATATACCCAGATAGTTGTTTCAGATACAACTCCCTCAGTTTTACATTACCAGTGTTCTGCACATGGTTATATGGGAAACCAAGTTGTTATCGGAACAAGAAACCTAACTGGACTTGACACTGGCGACTTAGGAGAAGGTTCTAATCTTTATTATACAGACGCAAGATTTGACACAAGATTAGGAACTAAAGATACAGGCGATTTAGGAGAAGGCTCTAATCTTTATTATACAGACGCAAGAGTATTAACTAAAATTAATGCAACAAGTATTGACGCACTTAGTGATGTTGATACAACAACTGCATCTCCATCTACTGGACAAGCACTTGTTTGGGATGGTTCTCAATGGGAGCCTGGCACAGTCGGTGGACAGATTACTGTACAAGATGAAGGTTCTGCACTATCAACATCTGCATCCACAATTAACTTTGTTGGTTCTGGTGTTGTTGCATCTGGAACAGGTTCTACAAAAACTATCACAATCTCTGGTGGCGGTAGTAGTGGTATCGCACTTACTGATATTAGTGTTGGTTCAGAAGCATCTGCTTCTGGTGATGGTGGACTTGCATATAATAATTCAAGTGGTGTATTTACATACACTCCCCCAACTCTAAGTGGTATTGGTGGAGATACAGACGATTTAACAGAAGGTTCTAGTAACCTTTATTTTACAAACGCAAGAATAGACACACATCTTAATCAGTCTAGTGCATCTACCAACCAAGTTCTTTCTTGGAATGGTAGTGATTATGCATGGGTTAATCAATCTGGTGGAGGCGGTGGTTCTGGTAATGCGTTTACTAATATTGCGGTTTCTGGACAAAGTACAGTACAAGCAGATGCTTCTACAGACACATTAACACTTGTGGGAGCAGGACTAAATACTATTACAACAGATGCATCAACTGATACAGTAACAATTGGTACGCCAACTGGAATACCTTTTGTAAAAGAAGATGGGACATCAACAAGTTTAAATATGAGTGTTGCGGCAGGAACACTTTCGTCAGCGGTATCAAGTTTATATATACCTTTTACGAAAGAAGATGGTTCTAGTGTTACTACACTTGTAATGAGTTAAGGATAAGAGATGGCAGCGAAAACCCCAATTAAGGCGACATTCACTGGTTCAAATGTAACAGGACTTGCAGAATTTGTGGCATCAGATTTTATTCCTATCTCAGATGGTGGTACAGGTGCAGTGACAGAAGCAGGTGCTAGAACAGCATTAGATGTAGATTCTAAAGCAGAAGTAACAACGAAAGCAGTCAATAACGGTATTACGTTTGCGATTGCATTAGGATAAAGATATGGCAATACCAAGTACAAGAGCAACATTTAAAGAATACTGTTTAAGAAGTTTAGGTAAACCAGTAATTGAAATCAATGTCGACCCAGACCAAGTGGAAGATAGAATTGATGAGGCACTACAATATTTCTCACAATATCACTATGATGGAATAGAAAGAGTTTATCTGAAATATCAGATTAGTGATGCAGATATTGCTAGAGCAAAAACAGATACAACTTTACCGACAGTCACAGATGTTGATTCCTCTACAACAGCAGTATGGAAAGAACAGAATAATTACATTCCTGTTCCCTCTACTATTATGTCTATTGTTAAGGTATTCCCTTTAACAGATAAACAAGCATTGAACATGTTTGATGTTCGTTATCAGTTAAGACTGAACGACTTATATGACTTTAGTTCTACTTCAGTCATGCACTATGAAATGACAATGCAACATTTAGATTTTCTAGACCACATTCTTGTTGGTGAAACAGCAATACGTCACAACCAACATCAAAACAGATTGTACTTAGATGCAGATTTCTCAACAGATTATGTTGATGGTGATTATATCATCATTGAATGTTATCGTAAATTAGACCCTAGTACCTACACTGATGTGTGGGACGATATCTTTTTGAAGAAATATGCAACACAACTTATCAAAATGCAATGGGGAGCAAACCTTTCTAAATTCCAAGGTATTCAGATGTTGGGTGGAGTTGCACTAAATGGTGAACAGATATATACTCAAGCACAAGAACAAATTGATAAATTAGAAGAACAAATTCAACTGGCATACGAATTGCCTCCAATGCACATGATAGGTTAAAGTTGTTATGCCAACAAATGTATACTTTGATACAGGAACAAAACCAGAGCAGAACCTCTATGAAGATTTAATCATAGAGCAATTGCGTATTTACGGACAGGATTGTTATTACATTCCTCGTAATATGGTTTCTGAAGATAAGGTATTCGGAGAAGATTCACTATCTAAGTTTGAAGATGCATACATGTTAGAAATGTATGTTGATAACGTAGATGGATATGAAGGCGAGAAAGAATTAATGTCTAAGTTTGGTTTAGACATTCAAGACGATGCAACCTTTACAGTTGCAAGAAGAAGATGGGAACAATTTGTTACGGTAGATAATAACATTGTTGTTTCATCAAGACCCAATGAGGGTGATTTAGTATACTGGCCTAAGGGAAGTAAACTATTTGAAATCACTTTTGTTGACCATGATGACCCATTTTATCAAGTACACAATCTACCGACATATAAACTGAAATGCAAAACCTTTGAATATGGTTCAGAGGCTTTGGATACTGGTATTGCAGCAATTGATTCAATTGAGACAGATAATAGTCTTGACCAATTGTCTCATCAAATGACTCTGGAGAATGCAACAACATTCAACGAGTTCTTTGCTTTAGAAGAAGGTACACCTTCTGATGGACAACTGAAATTAGAGGATTCATTACTTGGTGATAAGATTATTTCAGAAACGGTGGACAACATTGGTTCTATTGTTTTGGAAAATTCTGTCGAGGGTGCTGAAGCGGACTATATAATACTAGAAACTTATCGGGTTGACACTATTGATGAAACAGCACAGAATGATTTATTTGATAGTGAAGAGGATACAATATTAGACTTTACCGAATCAAATCCATTCGGTGACGCTGGGATGAAATAATTATGATTGGAAATTACTTTTACAACGAATCAACAAGAAATGTTGTGGTAGGATTTGGTTCTATCTTTAACAACATTCAACTTGTAAAGAAAGATAACTCTGGTAACGTAACACAGACAATGAAAGTGCCATTAGCATATGGCCCGAAACAGAAGTGGTTATCCAGATTACAACAAGACCCCAACCTAACAAAAAAGGTTGCGGTTACATTACCTCGTATTGGTTTTGAGATTAGTGGGTTGTCATACGACTCTACTCGTAAACTCAATAAGATGGTTAAAGCAAAGAAGGTTGCAAACGGAGAAAACAAAGAAGGATTAAAGGAAGGGTTTATGCCTGTTCCTTACAATGTTGACTTTGAACTATTCATTATGAGTAAAAACTCAGATGATGCATTGCAGATTCTAGAACAAATTTTACCATACTTCCAACCAGAGTACACAGTTACTTTGAGAGAAGTACCAGAATTAGATATTGTTAGAGATGTTCCTGTAACACTAAATAGTATC